CTGGCCGGTGCCGTGCATTTTGTTGATTGCATTATTAACGTTAACCGATAAGGATTAAAAAATGGCTACTTATTCATTTATTGACGTCCAGGCCACGCTTGTTGGGCCTGCCGGCGTTATCAACCTGGGCTATGGCGCGGCAACCAGCGAGGAGGGCATTAGCATTGCAATGGCTGGCGACAAAAACACCATGCTCATTGGTGCCGACGGCGAGGGCATGCATAGCTTGCACGCTGACAAATCAGGACAAATCACGGTCCGCTTGCTGAAAACTTCACCGCAAAATGCGAAATTACAAGCTATGTATGACGCGCAAACCATTGCGAGCCAATTGCATGGCCAAAACGTGATTAGCGTTACAAACTCAAAAAGCGGCGACGTAACCGTGGGCCGCGAGTGCGCGTTTAAGAAAAAGCCCGACTTGAATTATAAAAAGGACGGCGACGTGGTTGAGTGGGTTTTTGACGCTATCAAGATTGACACAATCTTAGGCACATTTTAAGGGGGTTTAAATGGTTGAATTTGAATTGCAGGGCAACAATTACCGGGCTGGCAAGCTGGACGCTTTTAAACAGTTTCACGTTAGCCGGAAAATTGCCCCTATTCTGCCGACCTTAATCCCCGTATTTGTGAGTTTGTCGCGTGATAACAAACTAACCGAGGACCTGGGGGCGTTTAGCGAGTTGCTAACGCCCTTTGCGGACGGCATAGCAAATATGAGCGACGAGGCCAGCGAGTACGTGATTGCAACATGCCTAAGCGTTGTTAGCCGTCGCCAGGATAATGACACATGGGCGCTGGTTTGGAATAAAGGCGGTTGCATGTTTGACGACATGGACCTGGGCGTTATTATCCAAATCATTATTAAGGTTATCCAGGACAGCCTCGGCCCTTTTATTCAAGGCCTGCTTATGAGCCAAGCGGGCAACAACAAGAATTTGCAGGCGTAACTTGGCGGTCCTTGCCTGGCGGCGAGGATTGGCTTATGGCTCCCGTGCTTGCAGGGCTTTGCGGTTTTGAAAGCCTCAAGGACGGCACCCTGGACCTTTGCGACGTGGCTTTGATGAATGACGCATTAGCCGTGAAATCTGAAAACGAAGCCCTTGCGAGGGATTATGTAGAAAGAAAAAACAACAATGTCTAACACCGCAATCCTAAAAGAATTTTTAGTTAAGCTGGGCTTTGAGCAGGACGAGCGCGCGCTTAAAAAATTCACTGACGGGGTAACAGGTGCGACCAAAAACGTTGTAAAACTGGTTGCCGCGATACAAGGCGCCGCGCTGACAATTGGCGCCGGCGTCGCGGCATTTGCCAGCAATTTGGAGCGCATGTATTTTGCCTCGATTAAGGCAGGCTCAAGCGCTAAGAATTTACAGGCCTTTGGCAAGGCCGCGCAAAACTTCGGCGCGCAAAGCGAGGAGGCATTGCAAAGCGTGCAAAGCCTGGCCAGGTTTATGCGCGAAACGCCAGGGAGCGAGGGCTTTTTAAAAAGCCTGGGCGTTAACACCCGCGACGTAAACGGCAAGCTCCGGGACACAACCGACATAATGGTTGACCTAGGCAAGCAGTTGCAAGATAAGCCCTACACATTAAGCAAACAGTATGGCGATATTTTAGGCATTAGCGAGGACACTTTGCGCGCTATGCTTAACGGCGATTTTGCCCGCGAAGTTGAAAAACAGCGAGCAATTTTGAAAGACAGCGGATTTGACAAGGCGGCCGAAAGCTCGCACAAGTTCATGATGCAATTGCGCGAGTTGCAAACATTTTTACAAATTTTTGCGGTCCAGGTCCAGGAGGCGCTTGTTAACAAGCTCGGCATAAGCATGGAGCAAATGGGCTCATGGGTGCGCGACAACATGCCAATGATTGCAAGCCGCACCGCTGACGTTTTAATGATGTTGTTAACCCTGGCTGAAAAGCTGGGCCCGGCCATTGTTTGGTTGGTGGACAAATTCATTGCGGCGGACAAGGCAACAAACGGTTGGAGCACCAAGTTAATTGCGCTGGTCGCAGTATTTACCGCGCTGGGCGGTCCTGCTTTGGTCGCTGGTATTTGGGCCCTTGCGGGTGCCTTTGGCGCCTTGTCGTTGCCTATTTTAGCGATTGCCGCGGCTGGAGTTGCCGGCTGGAAAATTGGCCAATGGGTTAACAGCAAGATTTACGGCGAGGGCTGGGACGACCCGGCGAAAAGCGGAAGCGGCGGCAACATTGGAAGCGCTCAAAGCTCAGGCGGAAAAATCAAGCGCGCGGCCGGTGCGGAATCCAAGCGCCTGGCAGATTTGGAGCAGAAATATGGATTGCCTCCTGGCTTGCTCGATAGTGTTTGGAACGCAGAAAGCGGCCGCGGCAAAAATATGCGCTCAAGTGCTGGCGCGCAAGGCCATTTCCAATTTATGCCCGAAACGGCCAAGCAATACGGCCTCAGTAATCCCGACGACTTCGACCAAAGCTCGGAGGCGGCCGCCAGGTATTACCGCGACCTTATGAAAAAATACAACGGCAACGTTGAAAAGGCGGTTGCGGCCTACAATTGGGGCCCTGGCAATGTTGATAGCAAAGGCATGAGCCGCGCACCCGCGGAAACCCGCGGCTATGTTGCCAAAGTAACGGCAGGCATGGGCGGCGGCGTCCAGGTTGCGCAAAATACCACCATTAACGTAAACGGCGGCGACGCCCTGGCGACAGGTCGCGCGGTCGCAAGCGAGCAAGAACGAGTAAACGCAACCTTAACCCGTAACTTACAAGTGGCTTATAACTAACATGGCACTCCTAGACTTTTTGCAAATATCCCCCAAAAGCTCAATTGGCGACATTGAAATAATGGCCAGTTTAGAGGAAATCTACAACGACACATTGCAGACGACCGACCACCCGATTGAGCAAGGGGCGGACATTACGGACCATAGCTTTAAACGTCCTGCCGAGGTATTGCTGAGGTGCGGGTGGAGCAATAGCAGTTTTAAAGCGCTGAGCGGGGCCGCTGAGGCGCTATTTTCCGGCGGAGGCCTGACAGCCGCGGATTATGTCGGCGGCGTTTACAGTCAATTGCTGGCATTACAGCAAAGCCGCGCGCCGTTTAATATGACGACCAACGCGCGCCAGTATGAAAATATGTTAATCCAAAGTTTGCGCGTGGACCGGGATAGCAAGACCAGCAACATTTTAATGGTTACGGCCACTTGCAAACAGGTGATTATTGTAAACACCCAGGCAACTACGTTGCCGCCACGGGAGCAACAAGCCCAGCCGGAAAAAACGGCCGAGGTCCAAAATACCGGGGTTAAACAAACAAAACCGCGCACTCCGTCGCCAGGCGGCGCCGTGCCTCCCAAGCCTATTGTTGGCGGAGGCGGGACGTTTAGAGGCAAGGGCGCGAGCGGGGGCTGGTAATGGCAAACTTTTACGAAATACCTTTAACACCAACGCCGCAACTTTTTACGGTGCAATTGAGTGGCATAGATTACAACATCAAATTGCATTACCGCAACGTTATCGAGGGCGGTTGGTTTATTGACATTGCAGACATTAACAACCAGGCGATTGTTAACGGCGTGCCGTTGATTACCGGCGCTAATTTGCTCGAACAATATGCGCACCTCGGTTTTAAGGGCCGCATGTGGGTGCAAACCGCAAACGACCCGGACGCACCGCCAACATTCTTAAACCTGGGCACTGAGGCCTTTTTATATTGGGTAACTGACTAATGAGCGTTTCGCAATATTTACGCAAAGCCAGCTTAATTGTTGGCCAAAACGAAGCCAGCCGGGGCGCCCTGGATTTGTCAGAATTGCGCTTTCGTTTTTCCGTGCGACGTGGCGACATTCAAACGCCGAACAGCGCGGACATAAGGGTTTATAACGTAAGCGAGCAAACGGCCCAGGCCGTGCAAAAAGAGTTTACCCGCGTTGTTTTGCAGGCTGGTTATGAGGGCAATTATGGCATTATATTTGACGGCCAAATTAAGCAAGTAAGACGCGGCCGCGAAAGCCAAACCGACACATTCATAGACATAACCGCGGCGGACGGTGATAGCGCTTATAACTTCGCCGTTAGCGCCATATCACTGGCGGCCGGAGCTACGCCAAACGACCAAGTAAGCGCGGTTTTGCAGGACATGGCATTGCGTGGAATAAGCCGCGGATATGTGCCGGACTTGCAAGGCAATCCGTTGCCCAGGGGCAAGGTGATTTTCGGCATGAGCCGCGACAAAATGCGCGAAATTGCCAAAAACACGCAAACGAGTTGGAGTATACAAGACGGCAAATTTCAAATGGTCCCGTTGACCGCTTACATGCCTGGCGACATTCCGGTTTTAACCTCGGCCACCGGCGTAATTGGATTGCCGGAGCAGACGCAAAACGGGATAAGGCTCAAGACTTTGCTCAATCCCAACATCAAGATTGGCCAGGCCGTGAAGCTGGACAACGCGAGCATACAACGTTATAGGTTTGGCCTGGGTATTGGCCAGGCGGCGCAAAATCTTTTCGACGAGCAAACCGCCAAAATCAATAACGACGGGCTTTATTACGTGATGATTGCCGACCAAATGGGCGACACCCGCGGCAATGAGTTTTACACCGATTTAACATGCTTGGCGATTGATGCCGCTATCCCGGCAAGTTATATACCGCGCCAGGGCGTTAATGAGGATATAGGCTCAATCAAGCGTTACGGCTAAGGCGTTTTATTGCTGATTGTAACAATGCCGTCGGCGCCCAGCGTGCCGGTTTTAAACATAGCGCGCGGCATGACTTGCTCAATTGCCTGTCCCTGGTAAATGTAAATGGTTAAAAAATCATTGTTGAGCGTGCGACCCGCGCACCCTTTCATCGACATACCACCAAGCGCGTTGTAAGTGTATGCGCGCATGTGCTCGGCGTTAACAATCGGTAATTCACATTTGCGCTGGGTAAATATTACCTGGCGCATGTAATCCGCTGGCGCTCCGTCGCCCTCATTCATGGGGTGCGGCGGGTTGACATATAGCGGCTCATTTTTTGGGCTGGCCACCGCTAACAGCGGCACGGCCAAACAAACTAATAATAATTTTTTCATAGATAGGCTCCTAACTTATGGATAGACGCGAGCGTTACCTGGACCCTGAGGAAATGTTACGCATTGCCCTCGACGGTAAACAGGCGCAAATTTGGACGGCTTTGCCTTGCATAATTCAAAGTTTCGACCCCAGCGCCATGACTTGCGAGGCCCAGCCTACCATTAGCATGGACGTAAGGCAACAGGACGGGACCACCAAAGCCGTTAAATTGCCGTTGCTTTTGGATTGCCCGGTTGTATTTCCTAGCGGCGGCGGCTTTTCGCTGACCTTTCCAATAAAGCCAGGCAACGAGTGCTTGGTTATATTTTCCAGCCGTTGCATTGACGCATGGCACCAATACGGAGGCGTACAAGGGCAAGCGGAATATCGCATGCATGACCTGAGCGACGGCTTTTGTTTGCCTGAGGTATTTAGCCGCCCGCGCGTATTGCCGAACATATCAACAAACGCCACGCAATTGCGAAGCCATGACGGGCAAACATACGTCGAGGTTGGCCCCGCAAAAATTAGCCTGGTTGCCGACGTTGTGGAAATCCACGGCCGCAATAAAACCAGCTTTGATGCTGGCGGCACCGGCTTTGTTTACCAGCCTGGACAGATTGACACTTATACCAATGGCGTGCCGTCAACGTCGCACGCTCCGAACCCTCCTAAGGTGCCATAAATGCGATACAGAAAACTAGACGAAAACGACGACTACACAATGGGCACGGGTGCGGATTTTTTTGTAAATACCCCGGACGCCGTTGCCCAGGCAATCCTTACGCGCTTGCGATTATGGCGCGGCGAGTGGTTTTTGGACAACAAGGACGGGACGCCCTGGTTAACTGAGATTTTGGGCAAGCGACAGCTCGCAAACAGCCCGGACGCGGCCATTAAGCAACGCATACTCGGCACGCAAGGCGTTAAGGAAATCCTCAGTTATTCCAGCACATTTGACGGCAACACGCGGCGCCTTTCTATCAACACGACAGTTGGCACAATCTACGGACAAACAACCATTAACGAGGTACTCTAACAATGTCATTAACCGCCCCAACCATTGACGCCAACGGGATAAGCGCGCCAAGTTATGCCGAGATTTTGGACTATTTGCAATCGCAATTTAAGGCGATTTACGGGCAAGATTTATACCTGGGCAACGATAGCCAGGACGGCCAATTTTTGGCAATCATTGCAAGCGCAATCAACGACAGCAACGCCGCGGCGGTCGCCGTTTATAATTCATTTAGCCCGGCAACGGGCCAGGGTAATGGCCTAAGCTCAAACGTGAAAATTAACGGCATTAGCCGCTTGGTAGCAAGCGCCTCGACCGTGGACTTGCGGATTGTTGGCCAGGTGGGCGCCGTGATTACCAACGGCATTGCCAGCGACGCCAACGGCCAAAGCGATTGGCTATTGCCGGCAAGCGTAATAATCCCGTTGGCGGGTGAAATCACGGTAACGGCGACCAGCTCCCAGGTGGGGGCAATTACCGCTCAAAGCAACACAATTACAAAAATCAAAACGCCGACTTTTGGCTGGCAATCGGTAAACAACCCAACGGACGCCGTGCCAGGTAATCCGGTCGAAACAGACGCGGAGCTGAGGGCGCGCCAGGCGCTTAGCGTTGCGGTGCCGTCGCAAACTATTTTTGAGGGCATTGTGGGCTCGGTGGCCAACATTATTGGCGTAACCCGCATAAAAGGCTATGAAAATGACACCGACGCGGCAGACACCAACGGCATACCCGCGCACAGCATTGCCATTATTGCCGAGGGCGGCGACGCGCAAACAATTTTTGAAACAATCGCAGAAAAGAAAACGCCAGGCACCGGCACCTTTGGCACGTTATCGCAAACCGTGATTGACGCCGTTAATAGCGTGCATATCGTGAAGTTTTCGCGGCCAACTATCCTGGACATTAAGGTGGCCATGACCGTAGCGCCATTATCCGGGTACAGCGCCAGCGTATTGCCAAAAATCAAGGCGGCGATTAACGAGTTTATTAACGCCCTGGAAATTGGCGAAAGCCTGCTTTATTCCAAATTGTACGTGCCGGCAAACTTAAACAATAGCGTGCTCGGTGAAACCTACAACATAACGGCGCTAACCATAGCGGTTGGGGCTGGCGCTCCTGGGACGTCAAACATTGCGGTTGCTTACAACCAAGCGGCGCAAATCGTTGACGCTGATATTGTTATTACGGTAACGACATAATGAACGATTACACCAGCCTAATTACAAGCGAGCACAACCAGCGGCCTAAGTTCAAAGCAATGGTTGGAGCCGTAGCCGGAGCCTGGGGCTCCGTTTACGATTTTACGCAAACAATACCGGCCAAGTTTGACCTGGACACGGCCGAGGGCGCGCAATTGGACGTTATCGGCCAATGGGTGGGACAAACCCGTTTAATCCCCAATGTTTTGCTGGTCCAGTATTTTAACTTTGTCGGCAATCCGGCCGCGCTGAATTTTGGCGAGGAGGGCAACTCCTCAATTGGTGGCCGCTTCTATGGCGAGGGCGAGCCGGTGGACGCCTCCACGATTTTAGCCGACCCGGAATATAGGACAATTATCCGGGCCCGTATCGTGCGCAATACCGCAAAGGGCCTAACGTCAGATTTTATCCGCTCGTTGCAATTCATTTTCAACGCTCCGGCAATCATTGATGACCCGGCGGACATGACCGTTGGAATTTTTATTGGCCGCTATCTGAGCTTAACGGAGCTGGCGATTATTACCGGCCTAGACATTTTGCCGCGCCCGTCCGGGGTTCGGATTAGGACCCGCGGCTATTACGACGGCACGGGATATTTGGGATTTGAGGGGCAAGTTAACGCCTTGCCTTTTGCCGAGGAGGGCTACACCGGCCCGCTTCACCAACTTATGGAGGAATTTTAAAAAATGACGATTTACAACAAACCAACGGACTTGCCAGCCTGGGCAGAAAGTGGCGACAAGGTACAGCCAACAAATGCCGAAATCCAAACAGGCTGGCCAGTTTCCACGGTGCCGCCAAGCCGCCAGCGCTTTAACTGGATTTTAAACTGGCTGGCCAACGGCATGCGTTATTTCATGCAACGCGGAATCCCTGAGTGGGACGCAACGGAGGAATACCCGGCAGGCGCGCGCGTGCAATATGCAGGGCTGACTTACAACGCAATCAATGGCACGGCCAACACAAACCAGCAACCGGACACCGCAACAACGTTTTGGGAGCGCTGGGGATTTTCTGCCAGTGAAATAATTTCAAACGACAGCTTTTTGAGCAAAAGCGTTGCCGGTAGCGCCAATGTTACATTAACAACGGCCGAGGCTAAAAACGGCATTATTGCGCTAACTGGCGCGATTACCGCAAACATTAACGTTGTTGTGCCGGCGACCTCCAAGCGCTGGGTTATCCGTAACGACACGACCGGCGCCTTTTCAATTACGGTTAAGACTAGCGGCGGCACCGGCGTTGCGGTATTACAAGGCTCCTCAGCCGAGCTATATTGCGACGGTACAAACGTGGACTTTTCGCCAAAATCCGGCCCGACACCGGCGCAATTTGACGGCTCCAAAAAGCTGGCCACAATGGAAGCGTTGCAACGTGCGCTTGGTAGTTTTTCCGGTGAATCAAATCTAAGCGCAACGGCAACATTGACAGCGGCAGACGTTGGCAAAGCCGTGTTAATGGCAACGTCCACAGGTTCGCAAGTGCTGACATTGCCGGCGGCGTCCGCAGTAGTAGCAGGCGGAGCCATAACAATACAATCGCAAAGCACGGTCGATTTTTCAGTTGCACGCGCTGGCACCGATACCTTAAACCCTGACGGCAACACGCTTACGTCAATCACTGTTAAAAATGGGGAATGGGTGCTTGCGGTAAGTAACGGCTCAAATCAGTGGGCGCTTTATGGTTCGGCAACATTGCAATACGCGGCATCGTTTACCAGCTCCCAGGCGGTAAACGGCTACCAACAATTGCCTGGAGGGTTAATTTTGCAATGGGGGACATACCAAACCACGGCCGCAAATACAAATCAAACTTTTACTTTGCCGTTAACTTTTCCAAATTCATTTTTATTGAGTTATTCCGCTCATTTTTGGAATAGCAACAACCCGACGTCCATTGTTACAGGAGTTATTGCAAAAGACGGATTATCTCAAATTGTATTAAGGACTAGCGCTGGTGCTCAAATGTCTGTTTTATGTATCGGAAATTAAGGAAAAACAATGTCAAAACACATACTTTTTACAAACGGCGTATTGGCCGCACGTTACGACAGCAAAATCAACCAGGCAATCCCGGCCGAAGCCCTGGAAGTTTCGGACGAGCTATTTTGGCAAACGATTAACGAAAGCGATGGCACTTGGTCGCTGGTTAAGGGCAAGATTGTTAAGGTGCCATTTCCGGCCCCAACCGAGGCGGAGCTTTTGGAGCGTGCCGTTAATGCGGTGCGCAACGGCCTGCAAAAAGAAATTGACGACAAGGCCAAAGCCCTGGGATTTAGCGGCGGCAATGCATTGATGCTTTACGCTGGATTTACAAATGCGTTTCAAACCCTGGCGCAAACCTTTGCGACCTGGGAGGCAAGCGTTTGGGTTGAGGCGGACGCTTACAAGGCGGAGGTAATTGCCGGCACCAAACCAATGCTTACGCCGGAGGAGGCGGTGGCCTTAATGCCAGCGTACCCGCTATGAAGTTTGCCGCGCAAGTAGTGATTGCCTTATATGTATTTTGGCTTTTCTACCTGGCAATAATGAGCTTATACCGCGCCAACATGAATAAAACGATAACGCCCCAGGCTAAGATTTTGGGCTGGCCAATTATCGCGGTTGGTGCGCTTATAGATTTTTGGCTGAATGTAACCTTGTTTAGCCTGGTATTTTTTGAAAAGCCAAAAGAGTTGCTTTTAACGCAACGTATGCAAAGGCATATCAAACGGGGGATTGGTTGGCGCTTCAAGTTATCAAGGTGGATTTGCCAGGGGTTGCTTAATGCTTTCGACCCCACGGGCTCGCACTGTTAGCGCCAATAAAAGAACCGCCGCAAGGCGGTTTTTTAATGACTAAAAAAAATAAAAATCAGAAAGGTAAAAAATGCCGGACCCAACAACACACACAGCAATCGCGGCCGCAACGGGGGCGTCCAGCGCCTCGATTGTTGCCGGCGCCATTTTCGGCGTGGAATATGTAGT